TGCTTTAGCTTGTTTAGCCATAATATAATAAAATTAAATAGTTATAAGAGTAATAATTACCCCCGTCAGTTCAACGAGGGTAAAAATTACATTAATGTTGAATCAATTAGATTCCTTTGAATAATACAAAGTTGTTAGCAGCTTGAGTTACTAAACATCTTTCGGATAGGAAGTTTACTTCCATAGCATCAAGAGTTGAAGTAAATGCACCACCAGCAGAACCAGTTAACCAAGACTTCATACGACGATCATCAGCTTGTGAAGCTCTGTATCGTACGTGTAGGAAAGGTCTACGGATATTAGTTCCTAAGATTTGGTCATATACTGTTGAAGTTCCAGCAGGTATTAAAACACCTTCAATAGAATTTACTCCATCAATACCTCCACGAGTAGAAGCGTCATTTAAGTATTTCCAATCAGTTTTGTAGAAATCATAAGAACCTCTTCTGAATCCTGAGAACCCAAGATTTAAAGCCATTTCTTCTGAATTTTCAAATAATCCAAAAGCAGTACCTCCTTGAGATCCTCCAGAAATTGCAGCTAACATATCGTCAAAATCCAAAGCAGTTTGTCTTTGTAAGAATAGCATGTTTTCTTCAATAGCTCCTTGAGTATCTAAGTTTTTCAAGATATCATCAAAAGCGTCTAATCCAGCAGCAGCAGTAAATCCAACGTTTACATTACCGCGCTCTTCAATAGCAGCAAATAAACCTTCAGTACCTTTTCCACTTGTAATTGGAGAACCAGCTGCAGCATCAACTTTTTCGCCTTCGATCATTGACATTTCTAAGTAATCTTAAAAACGCAATCTTGTTTCAGATTCAGCTTTTAAATACCATAAGTATCCAGATGTTCCATCTTCAGTTGCAACTTCAACCCATCCAATTTGTGCCATATCAGATCCAGATACTACATACTGGCTTCTAAGGATAATTGGTGAATTAGAGTATTGTGTAAACTGAGGATCTACACTTACATACTGATCTGTACCATTTGCACCAGCAACTCCAGCTGTGATTGAAGAGCCTTTTTGGTACTCAGAACCATATACAAATACTTTTACGCCTGTAGCTGTAAAAGCTCCAAGGTTAGCTACAGTATAAGGTTGTACTGTAAGTATACCTGTTGCAGTGTTAGAATCAGTTACTAAACATTTTTCTTCAAGACCAGTTACTGGATCTAATACAACGATAGTAGCTCTTGGAGATACGACGTTAAATACATCAGCAACAGCGCCTGGATTAATGTTTATTGTAAGGTTAGTTGGAAGACTACATCCATCGTATGCAATATGTAACCTGTTTTGTTCTGACCAAATTACTTGATCACTTGTCATTGGCATTTCAGCACCAACCATTCTTAAGAAGCCAGATAACGTTCTGTTTCCGTAACGCTCTACTTCTTGTTCATATACTTCTGGCAAATACTGCTGTGCAAATGTATCCGTGTTTCCAGCACCGCCGTCGTTAAATTTTAGGTAGTTAGTATCAAGCAGTTCTTGTTTCTGGCTTGGAATTAAACCACCAAATTGAGGAGTTAAACTCATAATTTTTAGTTTTTTTAGTTAAATTTTTTTGTTTTAATTTTCAGTTTTGTAGAATCAGCGCCTGAAATTGCTTTAACTTTAAACCCGTTTAAAAACACTTCCCCTTGAGTAGACCTAGCTTTGGTACTACTTAAGTTTTTTGAACTGTTTACAACTTCTTTTACAGCGTCTGCTTTTCCTTGCTCGTAAAAATGAGCGGCAATCTTATCTACGTTGTCAGCGGCATACATAGCTTTGTGATAACCTTTTGTATCTGTAACATTACCTTCAGCGTCTAGGAACTTCCCGACAAGGTTATTAATGTTCGATTGGCTTTCTGCAACTTTATCGCGATTTTGAATGTTATACTTATAGTTCTTTTCGCCAACTTTAATATCGAAACCTTCGAAACTGTCGTTAAAAAGCTGTTTAGTACTTTCTTTAAACTGCGTATGTTGTTGTTCAGCTTGTTCTTGCTGCTTGTTATATCGGTTAAAAAAGTCCATAGCTTTTTGTTGGTCTTGAGTAACGCCCGGTCTCAACTTGATTTCGTCGTAATACTTACTCTTAGTTTCCTCTAAATAGCTTTTGGCTTTTGCAACTTCTTCTTTAAACGCAATTTTCTTTTTGCGCATATCTTTTTCCTCATCAACGTCTTCGTCATAAACAAAGTCTTCTAAAATGAGATCTATATCTTCGCCTTCTAAATAAGGCTTTTCTTTTTTATAATATTCCTTTAACAATGTAACATCGTCTACTTTTGAGTAGTCAGCATTAAGCCTTGTATAGTCCTCTATTGTCCCACCTGTTTCTTCCATAAACGAAACTAGTTTTTCAATATTTTCTGGTAACTGCTTGCCTAATACTTTTTCGTCTCTTAATGCCTCTTTAACCTCGGCTTCAACTTTAGCTACTTCGACTTCTTTGATTGGAGAAAACCCTTCAGCATCCTTGTTGGACTCTTGTACAGGTTCTCCCACCTTTGCGCTATCTCCGGATGATTCTTCCACAGATACCTTCTCTGCTTCTCCGATTTGAATGGCATCTTCTTCTTGTTTAGGTATTACTACTTTCTTAACGTCTGGCTCTAACTCAATTAAAGGTTCTTTCATGCTTACCTTAACTGGTTCCTCGCTTACATTTGTTAATTTTTTTGGAGTTTTCTTTTTTAATTTAAACTCACCTTCCTGTTTAACAGGTTCATTTGTTTTTACTTCTGACATAATATAATATAATTAAATAGTTGTTACTTTCTACATGAAAGCTTGCATGCCTTGTTCAGGCTGATTTTCAAAGTCTATTGGTAAGCCATCATTCTTTCTTTGACTTATTAACTCACTTTGCTGTGTAGCTTCCATTTTGCTACGTTTATCTTTACGATCTTCAATTGCTCCTTCTTTTTGTTGGATTGTTTGAACATCTAGTTGTTTAAGTTGCATATCGTACTGGAACTTTGTTTGCATTTTTTGCGCTTCCAACTGGGCTGCTATTTCCATACGTTGTATTTCCATTTGGTTTTTTGATTGCTCAAATTGAACATTAGCTCCCATTATGGCTTCTTGTTTTTGCACTTCAGCCATTGCTGTTTTTTCTGCTGTGTCTGCTTGTGCTTGCCCTTGAGCTGCAATGTTAGCTTGCTGGTTAGCTTGATCTTGTTTAGCTTTTGCCTTACGCTTTATTTTAAGCATTTGATTTGCTAGCTTAAGATTCTTTATCTGCCTTAAATCTATAGCGTCTTCTAAATTTAAACCACCTTGCTGTAATGAAACTTGTATATTTGCTTCAAGCTGTGCTAGCTCTTCGTCGTCTGGTTCTAGTTCTAAGAATATACCGAAATCATGCAAGTTTAAATTTATAACTTCGTCTAAAGTTTTTATATTAAACGTTGATATAGAGTTTTGTAATGCACTTCTTGTAAGTGGGAATTCTAAAGCATCTGCTATTTTAAGAGCAATGTTTTCAGCTAGTTTAAGCGTTATATAAAGACTAGACTGACTAATATGTCTAGTAGCAACATTAGACGCGTTAGCGGCCATCTTTTGCAGTCCTACAAGCGAATTCTTATCCATTGCTGTGCCGTCTCTTGCTTCATTCAGCCCCGTTACATCGCGTATCATTTGTAAATAATATTGATACGTTTGTATAAGTGCCCCTATTTTAGCTTGGCCGCTTGAACTATTAAGTTCTTGGATAGGCACTTTACCAGCATTCATATCACCGTCTTGTGTAAGTGATCTACCTACAATAGAACCTGTTTGGAAATACATATTAAGTGCTTCCGCAGGGTTGTAGTTTGTACCGTTACCTAAGTCAACTTCTGCAAGTCCGTCCATATCCAAGTAAACACCGTCTGGTACCATACGAGATAAAACTTGCTGCAGCTTTAAATGAGTTAATTGAATCATATCAGCAAAACCAATACATTTGCTTACAATAGATTCAATTCTTCCTTTGTACATTCTAGGTGCACATATAGCA